ATGGGTTTGGACGCAAAGCCATAAATCGCCCACATCGGGGCCGGGTATGCAGTTCCTGCATTCGTCCTACGCCATGAACCTTTCCATCCAAGATTCGGTCAAATGCCGACGCTTGATTGAAAGCAAATGGTATCAAACTTTGTGGGGCGACCGGTTTAAGTTGGTTGGCGACCAGAACACAAAAACGCGGTTTCAGAACGACAAGAGCGGTATACGCAACACCGTATCGGTTGGATCAGCCACAACTGGTTTGGGCGGCAACTATTTGATCGCCGACGACCCCAACAATGCACAAGAAGCCAACTCGGAAGCCATTGTTGCCTCTACCATTGAGTGGTGGGATATGGCATGGTCTACGCGTCTCAATGACCCGAAGAATGGAGTTAAGATCGTCATCCAGCAGAGACTTTCTGAAAACGACATAACGGGTCACATCCTGTCAAAAGACATCGGTAATTGGACCCATTTATGTTTGCCTATGCGTTTTGAACCGGCACGGAGAACATACAATGTACTTGTCCCCGCAGAGTTTAATGACGGCGAACCAGTTATCTGGACTGATGAGAGGACTACAGAGGGTGAACTCTTATGGCCTGAACGATTTGGAGACGAGGAAGTTACCCTTTTGGAGAAGACATTGGGGCCGTACGCGGCCGCCGGGCAACTCCAGCAAAGACCAGAGCCTAGTGGCGGTGGTATCTTAAAACGCGAATGGTGGGGCGAATGGACGAAAGAAAAGTTCCCCCACAATTTGGAGTTTGTGGTTGCGTCGGTCGACACAGCGTTTGGTGCCAAAGAATTTGAAGGCGACTTTTCTGCTTGCACAATCTGGGGCGTTTACCGTGACTCCGGGCCAGCTTCTGGCGTCATTGGTAATGATATGACCGGAAATTGGCAGCGCATTTCGGCCGAAGATCGGGAAGCCGATGTGCCAAAAGTTATTATGATGCACGCTTGGCAGGGCCGTTTTGAGTTGCATGAACTGGTCAACAAGATCGGCGAATCGGCCAGAGAATGGAAAATTGACTGCCTTTTGATTGAAAACAAGGCGTCCGGTATCAGCGTTAGCCAAGAATTGCGTCGTTTGTTTGGCTACGAAAACTATAGCGTCCGCCTGATTGACCCCAAGGGGCTGGATAAGGTGGCTCGCACTTATGCCGTCCAGCATTTGTTTTCGGAAGGTCTGGTGGTGGCCCCAACAGACCCTAGCGGCGAAGTATTTAGGGTCTGGGCGGAAATGGTTGTGTCCCAATGCGCAACATTTCCAAAAGGAAAACACGACGACTTACATGATACTGTAACACAAGCATTGAATTGGTTGCGTAGCACCGGAATGTTGCAGCGCGGTGCTGAACGAACTGCTGAATTGGCTGCAAGAAATAAATGGACCGGTGTTGGTGAAAATCAGCCCCTTTACCCTGTTTAAGGAGATTGCAATGTTAGGCCATGCGTATAAAATCACGTTAAATCAACATGATAACTCATGCGAAGAGGAACTCTACATTCGCGCTGACCGCGTTTATGTTGACGGGAATGGAATCTGTTTTTACCGTAACGGTGAAAAAACGGAAGATGATCCATACGCCGACAGCATGTTGGCGGCATATTTGCCAACAGGTCGCGTTTTTCAAATTGAAATCATGGACGACGAAACTGGCGAAACAGCCGGTTTTGTAAGTGAAGAAGGTTAAAAATGGGAGATAACCCCCATTTTATGACGCCAAAAGAAATGTCAAAGGTTATTTGTCCCTTTGGCAGGGGTCATGGCATTCCCGGAAAAGAGGTTGTTATTGACGGTCAAATCCTTGGAAAACCTTGCGTATCTATCCATTGCGCAGCATGGCGGTGGGCAAGTTATTACGATGAAGAGGCCGAAGATGACATTTATAGTGAAGAATATGGGTATTGCGGAGTTGTGACCCTATGAATCAACAAATCGTGCCAATAATTGAAACCGCCGTGGCCAAAGATATGGGCGACGGTTACATTAAAGTGTCTTTGGTTATTGGCACGAAATTTTTTCAATACAAAGTCAAGAAACGGGTAGCTATCAACATTATCAAGGCCCTAGCTGAGGCACTTGACGATGACTTGCATTCTATGTAAATGGAAAGCCGTATTCGCACTGGGACATTCAGATACGTTGCGTATCCCCTAGTGGATCATTACCACCGGTTAGGGTGGATGATGGTGGCACATCTTGGCGCAACGCATGGGAATTATTCCGTCCTAATGTGGCGATGCGACTGCGAGGACCGCCATGATGACATGGAATCACAGGGTAGTTAGGTATCAGACCCGCAACTTGTTTGGCGACCCCGATGTAGGGTTTGCCATCCATGAAGTGTATTATGACAAAGACGGGAACGTCCAAGCCATGACTTCCGAAGCTGTTCGCCCTTGGGGCGACACAAAGGACGAGTTGCGGCTTGAACTCATGCGCATGCTTGAGGCCCTAAACAAGCCCGACTTGGATTATAATGACGAAGACGAACAAGAGAGATTTGCGAATAGGGTGTAATTAGCTTATAGTGCTGGGGATTTTCAGTAGGAACCAGAACATGGCTTTGACGCCCGGACTCGTACCCAATATTCGTCTTGACCAAGATCAGCCAGAACCCATCGCCAACGACGGGCAAGACACAATCGTCATTATGGACGCGGACGATGCCGCCGACCAGCCAGAAATGGACCTCGACGGTAATGTCCTTCGTATTGACCACGGGGACGGTTCTGTAAGTGTTTCGCTTGATGGGCGGCCTATTCAATCAGCGAAGAAAAGCAAATCTGAGGGTTGGTTCGCCAATTTAGCCGATGAAATTGACGAAAACACTTTGTCTGAAATTGCCCACAATCTTATTAGGGGCATTGAAGAAGACATTGAGAGCCGCAAAGAATGGATTGAGGACAGGGCACAGGGTCTACGACTTTTGGGCCTTAAGATTGAGATTCCGGGCCAGCAAGGCGCGGCTGATGGGGCACCTGTTGAAGGAATGTCCCGTATCCGCCACCCGCTCTTGCTGGAATCCGTATTGCGCTTTCAAGCGAACGCAAGGGCAGAACTTTTGCCCACTGACGGGCCTGTCAAAGTAAGGGTTGACAGCAACCGCGACACGCCTGAGATGGACCAACAGGCGGAATATTTGGAAAAAGATTTCAATCATTACCTGACCGCAACCGCAAAAGAATATTACCCCGACACGGATAAAATGCTATTCATGTTGGGCTTTGGCGGGTCTGCCTTTAAGAAGGTTTATTTCTGTCCATTGCGCAACCGCCCCGTTTCAGAAACGGTTGATGCGGATGACCTTATCGTCAACAATGAAGCTACGGACCTATCAAATGCACGGCGGATTACCCACCGAATCTCTATGCGTCCTTCGGTTGTCAAACGAATGCAGATTATTGGTGCCTACCGTGACATTGATTTGGGCCAAAGCAAGCAAAAGGAACTTAACGCTGTTCAACGGGAGAAAAACTCCATTGAGGGCGTTCAAGATGACATCCACATCGCCGAAGATCGCGACCGCGAAATATACGAGTGCTATTGCGAACTGAATATTCCGGGCTTTGAGCATGAAATTGACGGCGAACAGACCGGTTTGGAAGTCCCATATCGCGTAACAATTGACGCATCTTCCAAGCAAGTGCTTAATATCGTTAGAAATTTTGACGAAGACGCACAAGATTTGCCGGAAGCTAAGGTGCATTTTGTCAAATACGACTTTGTGCCGGGCTTAAAATTCTATGGCATGGGCCTTTTGCATATTTTGGGCAATACAACCAATGGCTTGACCGCTGTTTGGCGGGAACTTTTGGACGCCGGTATGTATTCCAACTTCCCCGGCTTCCTTTATGCGAAGTCGGCAGGGCGTCAAAACACCAATATTTTCCGTGTTCCGCCCGGTGGTGGTGCCCAGATCGACACTTTGGGCATGCCAATTCAGCAAGCCGTGATGCCACTGCCCTATAAAGAACCTTCTGGGGCCTTGGCTGCGTTTGCAGAAACGATTAGCAATTACGGACAGCGGCTTGGCGGAACGGCAGAAATGCAAGTTGGCGAAGGAAAACAGGATGCGCCTGTTGGAACGACGCTTGCCATCATCGAGCAAGCCCAAAAATTACTGAATAGCGTTCATAAACGCCTTCATGCAGCACAAGCAGACGAATTTCAGTTGCTTGCTCAATGCTTTAGGGAACATCCAGAGTCATTTTGGCAGCGCAACAAGCGTCCAGCAATGCCGTGGGATGAGAAAACATTCCTTGATGCGTTGGAAAACTATGAATTGGTTCCTCAAGCCGATCCGAACACGGCCAGCCACATTCAACGCGTCATGAAAGTGACGGCGCTGATCCAATTGGCGCAACAGGCACCAACATTGTACAATTTGGATGCTGTGAATCGTGAGGCGCTACTCACACTTGGCTGGAATAACCCAGAATCGTTGCTCCGCGACACAGTTAACCAGCCAGCACCGCCTGATCCGCAAGCACAGGCCGCTCAAATGGCCGGTCAGGCCGCTATGGTCACTGCTCAATCGAAAATGATGGAAGCACAGGCCAAAGTTGCGGAAACAAACAGCAAATTAGGCGGGAATCAAGGCTTATCACCCGATGATCAGGTCAAAATGGCTGAAATTCAACAAAAAGCAATGCAGGATCAGCTTGAAGGGGCAAACCGCAAGCGGGATCGCGAGAGCCGTGAACGTTTGGCGGCAGTCAAATTGGCCGAAGAGTTAATTCAAAACCCATCCGGCCTTGGAATTGTGAAGCAAATCATTGATCCATCTATGATGGCTCGTTTGGAAGGCGATGAGCCACAAATTTCAACCTCTCCCGGCAGCCCAATTGAGTGAGTAAGTTATGGCCGCAAGATCGAAGAAGCCGGTAGACCACATTAACCATGCTTTGCGCATTGCTCGTCAACATTTTGACGACGGCGGTGGGGAAGGTGGCGGGGGCGGTGGTGGTGACGGTAATGATCCGCGTCAATCTGGCGATCAAGGCGAAGGAAATCAAACAGATAATTCAGAAGCCGCGGCAAACGCCGATATGGCGGCATCGCAATCTATTGCTGATGCACAAACACAACAAGTTCAACAGGCTCAAATGGGCCGCACTCCTGAGCAAGGGTTTACGGATTTAGGGGCTGCAATTGGTCCCAATGTTTCTCAAATGGGGTTTGGGGCTAATTTCAACACTACTCCATCAGCCGATCTTGGTTTGACCAGCACACCTTCTCCACAAACCATATCTGAATACACTCAACAAAGGTTGGACACGCCATATCAAGGCACATTGCAAAATGCTGTTATGTTCCCCGGCAACGCTTTTGGCATGTCTTACCCCGGTTTGGTCAACAAACAGAATACGGCGGCTGGCGCTGCTGGTTTCCTTGGTAGTCTTATGGGAGAAAGCGGCAAGACGCTTGACCCGTCAGCAATAAACGGGCCGTCAATCGGTATTGCGCAGGAGACGGGGCCGCGAGCAACAGCTTTAGAGAATGTTCTTGGCATTAGCCCAAATTTGACCGGAAATGATTTACGCGATGCTTTGGCCGGGACGCAATTAGCCCAACTTGGGTTCGCGTTAAATGAGGTTAATTCAGGCGGATACGCCCCAACCGCTCGCGCGATGGCCACCGGCACGGACCCAGCAAATGTGGCCAACGTGGTCACTCAAAATTTTGAACGCCCGTCTTTAGAGAATTTGATTTCGTCCACACCCACCCGCGAAGCTTACGCGCAAGGTATTATGGCCAATCAGCCGTCCGCTGCAACGATGCCAGCGGGGGCATATGACGCAACCCCTGCGAGCGTGATGGCCGCTCTACAAAGCGGTGTAAAACTTGCCAACACGCAGAGCCAAAACGCGCCAAGCCAAATTGTAAGCGGGGCACAGTTGGTGGGCGGAAGTGCAAGCGATGCAACAAATGACCCCACAGCAACGGCGGCGGTCAATGCGGCAAAATCAATTTTAGGAGGGCAAGAAGACGCTGAAAACGTGCCATTGCCCCCAATAAACCCGAATGACTATATGCCAAGTAACGTAATCTCAAAAGCTTTAGACACAGTAGCAAGCACTTTTGGGGCAGGAACTCAGCAATTCTTGGATAAACAAACTCAAAACTATATAGATATGGGGTATAACAATTACGACGCGTCTACGTTGGCCACTTACGATTTAAGGGCGGCGCAAACCGCCGTAAGCAATAACAGCGGCGCAAAACAGAATAATGCGTACATACCGCCAGTTTTAAGTGCTGACAATTCGGCGTCCTTTGCGTCACCAATGGCGTCAACAGTTGCTAATTTAATGCAACAGCAAACCCCATACATTCCAAACACCCCAACACCGTATGCGTCATTGGGGGCAAATTTTGTTGACCCAAGAGTTTACCAAAATCCGCTATTCTCACAGGCCGCCGCTACCGGCGGAACGATTAGGGGGAACAACGCCATGGGCAACGCCCTGCGCATCGCTGGCGGAAACAAACCATGAACATCTATTGCCCAAATTAC